CCAAGAATCTGCCCTTCTTCCTTAATGGGTTCAATGACCACTTCCTCCTCTTGTTCCACCGACTCATCCAAATAAGCACGGATAATTGCCTCCGTAGGAATGCTCTCGCGCACCGCAGCAAGAATACATTCCTGTACAATCAATTCCAATTCGCGGTTGTGTTTTTGCACCATGAGAGGATTCACGTTCTTCTCGAACAAATATACGTTCGTATACGACTTTCGCGCAGCATGAATATATGCCTTATGCAAAAAAGCGTCCAATTTAGGGATACTAATATCGATTTTCTTCTGCTTGTTTCCTACTCGAATACACGTCAATGTTTTCAGTTGAATCACATGAACACAGGTAATCAAATCCTCTAAATATCCACACCCGCTCCTCTCAATTATTCGTTTGCGTTCGTCTTCGATGATCTCCGCATTCCATTTTGGTACTCTGCAAAGTAGATTCTGGAAAGTCATCAAATACTTTGATGCTTCGTCATTCTCCACCGACATTTTCCATGCCTCGTTGAAAATCGATTTCAGTCCTTCAATGATGAGAGGTGTCAGGATATTGACTAAACGCGCACACCATTCGTCGCGGGAAGAATGCAAATTCGAAACAGTGAAATCGTCCATTGATACAAAGTCCTATAGTTTGAAATGATTTCTATCTAGTGACCATTTGTACGCAGAAATAAATCAACATTATATATTATGCCAGACTCATCAAATTCGTCTACGTCACAAGCATCCGAATCATCAGCAGAAGAATCATCCAAACAGTCATCTAAAAAATACGATTCGAAGTCAACGTCTAGAACAAAAACCCCTCCTGGAAAAGATTCAAAAATGTCTGTCCCAACCCCCGATTATATTGCTGCAACTGAAACATGGGACTTACGCAATGGTCGTCTTCAAAATGTTGCTCCCGTAGAAATGCCGTTTGGTTACAAACGAAATATCATAGGTCAATTCGAAGAACTAACCAGCACACATAAAGTAGCGGAACTAGAAAAACTCCTCCAGACAAACAAACAGACCGTTGTCGACCCAACTTGTGTGCGCACTACCTCTAACTGGGGAACCATCGCGAATCATAATAAATTCGACAAACCCGAATTCGATGCCAAGAAGACGGCAAAAGACCTCTCTTATAGGTCGCCTAAACTTGCCAAGATTCTGCAAAATATCCGTAAATTCGATCGAGAGGACGAGGCGCGGTATGGACGCCGGTTCAAGCATTTCATTTTCTCCGATATCAAGAGTACACAGGGCGCAAAAGCAGTTGCTGCTGCTCTCCTCTCCGAAGGGTATAATCTTGGGTACAATACAATTCCGCTTGTGGTCGGAAAATCTAATAAAAAAGACAAGAAAATCCAAATAACCGTGAAATCCGAAGAAGAATTGCTTAAAACAAAGGGCAAGAATTTCTTTCTCCTCTCGTCTGTCAGTATTTACGGCGAACCTCTCCGCGTTGCCGTGAAGAAAGACGCTTTAAAAAAATTTAACTCGCGCCCCGACAACGTCTACGGCGACCTTGCCCATATCATCGTCATGGACAGTGGATTCAAGGAAGGAATCGACCTCTTCGACATCAAATACGTCCATATTTTCGAACCACAGACGACCGCATCGGACCAGAAACAAGTGATTGGGCGCGGAACGCGTACTTGTGGACAGAAGGGACTGCAGTTTAACCCGCGTCAAGGGTGGCCGCTCTACGTCATGAAATACGACCTCTCCATCGCCCCCGAATACCGCCCCGATTTCCACGGTGCAGAGACCGCATTCCAATATTATTTGCAGAGTAAGAACATCGACATTCGTCTTCTCAATTTAGCGACGAGTTTGGAGGCACTTGCGATTAAAGGGTCGGTGGATTACCGACTGAACAAACCGATTCACCAATTTTCGGCAGATGAAAACGCGGCGTTGTCGAGAGGAGGTGGCGATCGCAATGTCGATAGCAATGTCGATCGCTCCAAAAACAGTTATGTAACAGAAATATTCACCGGAGGAACGAATTCCGACGACGACAATGAGTCAGAGGGAGAGGGAGAGGAGGAAATCGTAGTTCAAGGGACGAAAGGACCCGGCGGACGAGTAACCGCAGAAGAAAACCTCCGTATCAAGTTGATGCGAAATTCGAAACCCGGCAAAAAATACAAGGCAGTCAAACGATATATCAAAAAATACTTCAGCGAGAACAAGTGGCCGCCAGTGACCATGGAGAATTTGTGCGGATATGAAGGACCGCCTTTGTCTGCCCCCATGCAAAAATCACTCGATGTTGTTCCTGCACCAAAAGTACAAGTCGCAAAAAAACCGATTAAATCTTTGACAGGAGGAGCGCCCAATCTCATCAAACTATCCCCCACCCAAGAATTCATCAGTACCTATTTCACTGCAGCAAATCCGATTAAAGGTATGGTTCTCTGGCAATCCGTCGGTACCGGCAAAACATGTACTGCGATTGCCACTGCCACCCGTCAATTCGAACCTCTCGGATATACCATCCTCTGGGTCACCCGCACCACTCTCAAGAACGATATCTGGAAAAACATGTTCGATATGGTCTGTCACGAGGATATCCGCGATAAAGTCCAGGCAGGTATTCCCATTCCGGAAGATATGCCAGGAAGAATGCGTCTCCTCTCGAAATCCTGGGGAGTCCGACCCATTTCCTACAAACAATTTAGCAATCTGGTTTCCCAGAACAATCAATATTACGACCAACTGGTGAAACGCAATGGTGAACTCGATCCTCTCCGCAAAACGCTTTTGATCATCGACGAAGCACATAAATTGTATGGAGGCGGCGACCTCTCGTCCATCGAGCGTCCAGATATGCCTGCTTTCCACCGAGCACTCATGAATTCGTATGCGGTTTCTGGGAAAGATTCTGTCCGTGTTCTTTTCATGACTGCCACGCCCATCACGGAGAATCCTCTCGAATTGGTCAAACTCGTTAATTTGTGCCGACCTGCGGAGCAGCAAATCCCTACTGAATTCGAGGAGTTTGCGGACCGATTCCTGGATGACAAAGGCGATTTCACCGATGTGGGCAGTAAGATGTTCCTGGATGATATTGCAGGACATATCAGTTATTTGAATCGAGAGGGCGATGTCCGCCAGTTCGCGCGCCCGATTTTGCGAGAGGTTCAGGTGCCTCTCGTCGACGCGAAAACCGCAAAAGATATTGACGATTTCGATGTCGTCGGTGCATCTCTTCTCGATAAGCATGCCGATGCCCTAAAGACGACGGTGGATGAAGCAAGATCGAAATACGATACTGCTTTAGAGGGGTTCACGAAGGGGAATACTGCCAAAGTAGAGAAGGTTTGCATGGACTATCCGGAAGAGCAGCGCGATGCCTGTTATAAACTTGCCAAACGCTACACGAGCAAGATGATAAAGACCGCGAAGGAAAAGGCGAAAGAATGGAAAGACCAGATGGCAGATTTAGCGAAAGACTGGAAAACCGCGAAAAAGATGAAATCCGACAAGTTCCGGTTTGTCCGCCAGACGCGAAAAGACAATCCGTTAGAGTTCAAAGAGTACCAGAGGTCGACTTACTACAAACTGAAAGAATGCGAGAAAGAATGGAAAGATGCGCCGAATTTCGACAAATTCTTGGAAACACAACCTGTCTTCTCTAGAGCAAAAGATTTAGAGGATACAGTGAAAGAGGAATTGGCGAATGTTGAACTGCAATTGAAATCCGACGTGTCCTCTCAACAAAAACGGATTCGTTCCTATAATCATTTGCTGAAAACCGATTTGACACCTCTTGAGACGCGGGTGGTGCGAAGTAGTATAGCAGATGCAAAAAAGCGGTTGGAAAAAACAAAGAAGCGGAATGTGATATGGTTGAAGCGAATGACTGTACGGGCAAATTCTGCGACGGAGCGCCTCAAGAGGTTTCAAAAAGATGCGAAAAAAGAAATCCGGAAAGTCATCAAAGAGCAGGTACGAGAGGAGAAACAAATTGCTAGAGAGGAAGCAAAAGAGCGTAAACTGGAGGAAACTGCGGATGCCGATTTGACGGATACATTCAAGGAGAGTCTGAAAGAAGCACAGGACGCGGTACGAGCAGAAATGACTGCAAAATTAGATAAATTTGCTGCCAAAGCAGCGAAACGGGCAGCAGCACAAGAAAAGAAACAGAATGCCGCAACAAGAAAACTCGACAAAGAACGAGAGAAAGAGGAGAGGAAGAAAGCGAATGCAACACGTAAACAAAGAGTTGCATTAGACAAAGAAGCAGAAAAACAGCAAAAAGAAGCAGAAAAACAGCAAAAAGTAAAAGAGAAAGAAGAAGAGAAGCAGCGTAAATTGAGGGAAAAGGAACAGGCAAAAGCAGATAAAAAAGCAAAGAAGTAATTTGCTATTTTTTTCCACGATAAAGGTAGTTTATCATGAAAAGCATAAGGAGTTTTTCGCAGCGAAACTGGGGTTTTATTTGGTAGAATCGCATGACGGCACGGTGATATTCTTGTTCGGACCAGAGGTCGCGTTGGGTTTTGACGTGAAGCATGAGGTCGAGGCAGGAGATGCCGGATTCGTAGAGCAAATCAATATGGCGAAATAGAGAGGACAGTTCGAATGTATGGGGTAATATGGATGAATCTGGAACCAAGTTAAAATGCGGGTTTCGAAGGGAACCATCTGATGTAGAATTGAAAGGAGGGGTTCGAAGGGACGAATCTGGTACCAAGTTAAAAGGAGGGTTTCGAAGGGACGAATCTGGTACCAAGTTAAAAGGAGGGTTTCGAAGGGAACCTTGGTTCCCTTGTTTGAACTGTTGCGACAATACGTATTGATGCAAATTAATAGAAGGTCCATTCTCCACGACATTCGGTTCCGGCACAAAAATATCACAGAACCGCGACAAAATCGGGTTCAACAACTTGTCCTTGTTTTCGACAACAATGAAAAACCGCGTATTGTAACTGAATAGTTCAATGCATCGCCGCAAAGCAGACTGAGCATCAACGGTCAAGTGGTGCGCATTAAGAAGCGTAATCACTTTGAATTCGCTCGATTTCCCCCCATCTACGTTCGATTTCGTCTGCGCGTTTGCTTTAGCAAAAAATTTCAACTCCTCTCGAATAAACTGAATTCCTTTGCCGTGTGAACAGTTGACGGTCATGACGTGGGTTTTCATCTTGACGCGGTCCCCTCCGTAAATCCTCTGAATAAATTCGCGGACAAGGGTCTGTTTTCCCGACCCAGACGGTCCATGAAATATAATATGCGGTATTTTATTTTTCGCGATGAATTCATCCAGTCTTCGAATAATGTTTTCGTGGATAGGAAGACGGATTATATTGCTGAGTTGGTTCGAATCTGAAGATGGTTGAGAGGATGTAGTATTTAAAAACGGGTTTTGTTCCGAAGTTGACGATTTAGGTTCGAAATTACGAATAAATTCAGACGGATTAAAACTTGAAAATGACATGTTTTGAATTATGTCTTTTATTCGATTATATTTATGTGAGTTGACAACGCAAATATAATCCCGGCGTCTAAAATAATGGACGAAACAAAACATATTATTGCAATCCCATCCTCTACAGATCCCCCTTCCTCTCATCCGAACCCAAAAATACCCCGCAAAAAAATCGTATCTCAATCCGACCAATGGACTGCCATTTCCGAACAATATTCCACCCAAGAAACTCAATGCGCAATACTCACGAGTCTCCATTCGGGGTCACCCTACCCAGACCAGACCGCAATAAATATATTGCGGACCCATTTAAAGACCAAGCAGTCGGGATATCGGTCGCAAGATACAATCAAAAAGTTATACGACCCGACTAGATTTATACAACTTCCGGACCTTATCCATTTATTGGTCACTTCGAACCTCTCGTGTTTTTATTGTAAGAAATGGACAACGCTTTTTTACGAAAATGTACGCGACCCTCGCCAGTGGTCATTGGAGCGCCTCTCGAATGCCGAGGGTCATAATCGCGACAATGTGGTGATTGCTTGTTTAGAATGCAATATGCGTCGACGAACCATGTACTATGAGAGGTATATTGCGACGAAACAGTTGAAAGTGAATAAATTAGATGGTCCATCGTAAACAACATAAATATTCTATTGCAAACATAAAGCAATAGGATGCCGATACCGAACATGGTTTTTAGCGGGTTATTGACGGGACTCATGCTTGACGTCTAGTCATATGGGGATTTTCCCATATGACTAGCGTATATGCCTATTCGTGTTTTGTGTTGATGAAGGGAAACACAAAATACGACTAGACATCGAACTATTGATACCGAATGACGACTCGACGTTGATAAATGGACGTCGCCTGAGTAGACGCCATTTTATTTTTGGAGGAATATGTTTTGCTGCTTGGTTGTCTTATTTGCAAAATCGAAATAAAATTGAATGACTTTTATGCCGAATTCGAATATTCTTCATACACCCACTCTACCGTCAATTATTCTAAATTATCAAAACAAAACCATGTCTTCTCTAATTCGCACCGAAAATATTCAAACTACGATTTCTGCAATCAACGGAGATTTCTCTGGGCGCAAAGGCAGTCACGACTACGACGATAATAAACCGATTCATATTCATCGCCGAAATCGTGCGTTTGTATGGAATGCACAAATGCAGGAAAGTTGTCTCGACAGTATTTTGAAGGGGTATTATATTCCGCCCATTATTTGTGGTTCGCAAATCAAACCAACCGGGTCTGGTGGATATACAGAGCGCCGCGAAGTGATGGAAGGGGGTAACCGCATAACAACATTCCGCAGAATACTGAATGGGAATGTGCGCGAATTGACCGATGCAGAACGTCGCATCGTCGAATCCCATCCAATCACGCTGGTCGTCATGCGAAACCTTACCAGCAAACAAACGCGTGAAATGTTTCGTCGTTTAAACCGTAACGTGCGGGTTAGCGACGGTCAAATGTATTCCATGTCAGAGGAAGATTCGCCATTAGTGCGAGAGGCGTTGGCACTTTTGAATGATGCCGACTATCCCCTGAGAACACAAATAACCGAGTATTTCTTTGATACGCAAAATCGCGACAGTGACTCCAAACCGAACTTGGAGAATGCGGTTGCTTTGGTGTCTGGTGCTATTTATGGAGAAGAGTTTATTACGAGATCGTTTTCCAGACAAGAAGAACACGTTGAAAGTCAGGAACCGATCAACCGTGCAGCAGTCGTATCGATATTAGGATACGTGTTCGACGTGTTTCGACAGGCAAATCTAATCGTCAATCTGACGGACGGGAGAAAGAAGAAGGCGCAATGGCCGGTAGGAAGATATCTAGGCGCGATCCTATATGACATCCTGATGAACCGAGGATATATTCCACAAGTTCAGCAAAAATGGGCAATCTATCTCGGAAAGGTTCGTAACGATGAACCAAATGCGAATGAAGCAGTTGCAGTTCCTGGCGCGCAAAACATGAATGTCGACAGACTAAACCGTATCAGTAAAAAAGTGGACGTATACATCAAAACAGGTAGGATACTTACAAAAGAGGAACTGGACGTCATCATTCATCCGATCCATACGTATGTCGAGTCAGATAGCGAGGACCAAGAAGATAGTGGTGATGACCGCGACCACGACGAAGCATAATATAATGACAATAAGGTAACAAGGTAAGGCACATAAACATTGTAATTTTTTATGCTGAGAAGACGAATACGCAACGATATAAATATTTTGTAATAGTAATAGTAAAAATGGAATTCGACTTACGAGATTCTCTCCACGATGCTTCATTGAATCTCCCTTGTATTCAAGGTTCCGGGGCACGGCACCCAATCGATGGAAACATAGGGATGGGTAAATTGCCCTCTTCCTATTTGACGACTTTAGAAGAGATCGCATCCGAGTATGTATCTCAGATTCCAGATAAGACCGCAACAACACACCATACGTATTACACGGATTTGAAAGGGCATATGCGAACAAATTTCGAGAAGATACAATATTCGGATATTTGGCAAGAGTTGAGAGTCGGCGCATTCGAATCGCCAAATTCATTTGCGGCAGTTCTACGCAACATGGTCGAAATGAACGAGATTTACTACTCGAACCCGAAACCGAACTTCGAGAACGGACCCCTGTATGGAGCAGCAGCAAATTTAATACCACATCGCGATTGTATTTTGTTTTATTTCCCGGGAATACGTGTTTATCGTGCGATTATCGGCACGACAGATGGGAATCGCGATACGGTCACCGAGTTCATCACCCATGGATGTGAGAAGTGCTTGAACAAGGGCGATTATATGGTCTTTGATTTTGACCGCACATTACACCGAGTCAAGAAAACCGGACAGACTCCAACCCCCCGCATTTTATTGAAACTCCATTTTTTGGCATGTGATATGCAATACGCGAAATTCCCAGGGTCTAGATATTATATCGACTTTGCGTATTTTTGCTACGTGTTGTATTACCGGATCGCGAGATATACGGAACAACTGGGAACCGACCCGAAAACGTTCGTCGGGTTCTTTTTCGGTATACTGTGGGAGTATCCGTTTTATCCGAGGGTTCGATACGCGATTGCGTCCACCTATTTGGGCGTCATTACTTTTCTGCCAAAAACACACGGGATTCCTTTTGGCGTCGGAAATATTCGAGAGGTTATCGCATATTCAGTGCTCGATATGAGCATTCTCTATGTATGCGTAGTTTTATGGTTCTTGTTTTCACATAAAACAATATCTTTTATAAAAGAAGATAAATGATTGGTGTGAGAGTATATAAAGACGACAACTGATAAATATGTTTGCATTTCAACGTGAGACAAAAGTGGCACCGCAAGAAACGTTATTAGACGCTTCTGTACCCAAATCCGACACCCCTCCTACAGAATATGAATTTGCGTCTTCTATGATGCCGAAACTATCCAATAAATTCAAGAATGCGATACAGACGACTCCGTTTGATGGGGGCGAAACAAATTTATCTGCATTGGAGGATATGTTGGAAAGTGAAAAGCAATCAAATAAATTGGCAGCATGGAACAAGTTAGACAAGACATCAAGGGTCCAAAAACTACATGCCTTTGCAGAGAAATATGGTCGCGAACATGGGTTACCCGTCAAGGAAATCAAGAATTTGAAAATATTTTTTACAGGGGCGTTAGATAAAGGACGACTCAATCGGGCAAAGGATGTGGTGTATGACAGAGAGGCGAGAGAAGTGAAGTCAGTACCAGCATTGCATTTTAATAACGAATCGAGAGGATTTACTTTGCGTAATTTAGAAGATACGAAGCGCGTTAGCACACTGAAATGTTTGACACCGAGCAGGAGGACTCCTAGGGTCACTGAAGATTTGGTCACTTCAGAAAAAGAACAACCCCAACCGTAAGAACATAAAGATTTGACTACTCCATTTTATTATCTGCAATAGACATAACCAAATAATAAAATGCATTTTTCTAGATTTAGAGGTGGACCAAACGGTCCAAATCCCGCAAAACAAGCGTTGATTATGTTTGGTATATTCACAATCATAAAAATAGGGACAAGACCTCCCGGGCATCCCCAAATCATACACAACCCCAAAAAATATGTTACATTTATATAAACAATGAAAATCACATCCACCTATAAAAATCAAAATTATTGCGTCGATATACCGGGCGCACTACGCACAGAAAATCTGCAAACTATTGTCTACCCGTGTCATAATGGTTCGAACCAGAAGTTCCGATACAATCACCGCACGAAAACACTCCGAAATGTAGCAACGAAAAAATGCTTGTCTGTATACAAAGGTCGTATAGTGCAAAAACGATGCACGAGATCCAAAACACAAAAATTCAAGAGGCGAGGAAAGAAATGGGTGAATCTAGCATCAAGAGGTAAAAATAAAAAATGTCTCGATGTGGAAGGCGGTTACTACGGCGATAAATTCAATCCTGGAAAATTGATCGCATTTTCTTGTCATTCCGGACAGAACCAAAAGTTCAATTCTGTCTGATATTATCGACTCTACTACCCCCCCTCACTTATTCTCCATAATGTCGTCTGTTATCATGAAAATGCTTATTATCATGTTATTGTTTGTTCTCATTGAGACGCTTCATTTGTCTCCACAGGAATTGTATTATACCCGGGGTCTCCTCATGAACCCTGCCCTAACAGTTCCCCAGCGCCAGTCTCTCCAGAATCTCCTCTATGTAACTCATGAGAAATGGGCAGTCAAGAAGGCAGTCGAGTTCAAGAAACTTCATTTCTACAAATGCCGCGATATTACCACCGAAGAACTCGTTCTCACAAGCAAATTCGGTTTGCTCAAATCTTCCCAGAACTACAAAGGATATATTCCGTTCAACCGTTACTCCGAGATGTACGTAAAAAGCGAACTGCTCAGGATGCTAAGCATTCGTCTCGCCGCGACAAGCAGTATTCCGATGAGAACCCGAATGAAATCGAGAAATACACGAGCAAAGCAAAACATCACAACGGTTGTCGAAAAATTCGACCGCATGTTTCAGGTAAAAAGTGACATCCCATCTCCGGCGGAAAAATACAAAGCAAACGAATTCTGCACGTCTATATGGCAATTCGTGGATACACTTGATGCATTCACGAAACGCGTTATTTGGTTGAAATACGACTACGAGTTCAATGTAAAGCAGTCGAACAAAAAGATCGCAGTATTAATGTGCTGCTCGGAAGAAACGGTACGTAAAACGATTATTCAGTTTTCGGACGAAATGCGACGAGAAGTCCTCGGGATTTATACGTCTGAGTAATCAAATACCCAACTGTAATAGCATGTCGAACAAACATATCCATATTATTTTGCGATATTAATAATGTAATTTTTTTATCCAATGAACTGCCATGGAACAAATAAAATACTGCGAATACGATGGTCCATCCAACGTATTTATTGCCTAAGAACAACCGAGGACGGTTTTTCATGTTGGAAAACCGCCAATAATAGAATACCTGGAATAATATCACCTCTGCGACCAAATACCCGGTTGGCAGAGAATAAAAACACAACGCATTCATCCAAAGTGCTATATTGTAGACGATATGCCACATATTTGAATCGATGATGCTTTTGCGTACCATAGTCATTAAGAACGCAGCAATCTGTATGGCAAACATGGGCGAGAAACACGAATCCAAATTACCGAGCATATACAGCGTTGCGCCAATCTGTTGACTACTCTGCATCAATATAATTTGCTGTTGTTCTTCCTCTCCGATTCTTTTATCGAACGGCATATTGCGCATCGTCGTCGTATTCGATGGATTATCATGCGTTTGATGCGCCGCGGTCACTGCATCTGCCAGTACCATGGTCAAGTAACATGCGGCAAATTTATATTCGATGGATATCCCATAATAAGTCAAGAAATAACAGACCACCGAACGCATAACAAACAAAATACTGTGGAGACGGTACTCGGGGTAAATCATTGGCGCGCCTTTATTTCGCGTCGACGGTATATGAAACACCAGACTCGACCCAGATAACAACGCATGATACAATACGAGGAATGCCGCATTATTGTTATTCAAATCCATGCTCCCATAACGAATCAGTAAATAATATCTGTATCCGTAATTGGCGAGACATACGATTCCGAGAAGTTTATGCAGATGGAACGGATCTTCTTTTGTTATTAATTTATGCGAATTGTATAGTCGGAACATTTTGTAATAGGATGAATGTGTATTATTGCAATAATACATAGTCAAATCTTTAAACTTTTACTCGTAAATACTATTATCGGTTGGATCGATCGATTATACTACCTCATAATTCACAATCGCATTTAGAACACTCGACAAGGATGATTCGAAATCGATAAAGGGGACACCGTCGTATCCAATGGTATATGATAGGTCAAACGCGATCAATTCCGTACTACTATCTTCGTACGTATTCTCCCAGTCAATATTGTACCAGTCTTCGGTATCGTCGGTGTTTCCGTAGAATTGATGAAGTTCGACGGCGAGTTCATTGTCATTGCCAATAACGGTTCTCACGAATTGTTGAACTTGTTTCGGGGTTTGGCATTTTAAGCGATACGGAACATATTTGCCGCTTACCTTCGCATCTGGACGTTGACCATAGATAACAAAGTGCGAGTCGTATCCAAATTCCGCATTCGCTGCCCAATAAACAATGCGCAAAACCGTGTCGGTCTTTAGTTTGCCGGTTTTCTTAACTTTTTCACTCTCTTTTAGCAAGACGTATAAAAATTGTTGTAGTTCGCTCATTTTATGCAGGTAGGTGTTATCATACTTCACTGCATATTATTTAAGCAGTTTGTAAATAATAATAGTATATCATATATATTTCGTATATGTACGGAGGTCTACAAGCAAGAGACCAAGGACTACTTGGAACCTGTTATTCAGAATCTGCTACCAGAATTATATTGAAATTATTCAAACATCCGAAGATACAACTTGTAGACGATATTCAAACAATTAATCCACCAATTTTAAATCAATTAAATGAGTTTGAAACCAAAATTATAGAGTTGATCAAACAGAAAAGAGAAAAATCAATCGAGTTGGAAAACGCGGCACTTAATAATAATGCCGCCGTAGAATTTCAAACTAATACTATAAAAAGCGTATATCCCCATATAAATAATGACAACGATACATCCGTGATCAATGTTCCTAGTGAAATCCCAGACATAATAAAACCCGAAATTGATAAATTGTTTAAGAATATAAATGGATTTCAAACCAAAAAGAACGAAATCTACCCGACCGTTTTGAGTAAACCCGTAAATGAACAACAAGAGGAATTCGACAGAATAAGTAAACTTGCCGAAAATCTAAATAGTGATTTTAAAACAGAGCACGATAAATATATAACTATCACCGATACTAATACTAAAGAATACGACCAACTTAAAAATGAAGTACTCGCGTGGGAAAAGAAGGAATTTGCTGAGATAACCCGTACGAATGATCTTTTAACCCGCATATCTGCTGAGATACAAAAAGAAGACGCAGATTTACAACGAGAAAACGCTAGGATTCAAAAAAGTATTGCAGATTTAACACAAAAACAGAATGATTTAAATATGTTGCGGAATGCTTATAGTACACAATATGCGATTAAAGAACAAAACATTAACAAAACCAACAAGATAGACGTAGAAAATTTTAACAAATGGTCCAATGCTGAACATACAAGTATAGAAGTTAAATCATCTGAAATTAAAAAAATGCAAATTGACATAAAAACACAAGCAGACAATTATAATGAAAAAAATAATTTATTGACTGAAAAAAGAAAGAAATATAATAAAGATACTGAAGATTTGCATGTTAAAAACGATTTTTATATAAAAGAGTCAAAAATAAGGCGGGAAACATTAACAAAAAAAGGAAACGAGTTAACCGCTTTATTGGCAAGTTTGCTTGAAGACATAACCCAAAAACAAACAAAATTAAAAACCGAAATTAATAAGATAAGCGAAACTCAATCTTCAATTATGTTAAATAATAACCGACGGAATGATTACTTTACATCAAAGACCCAAATATGGAGTGAATTTGTTAAAACACTCAGTAGTATCGTCGACACGCATACCCAAAAATATATGGAAATTCAAAAGAGCGTAGATAACCTAAATAATTCCATAAACAATGTATTTGAATCTCGAAAAACATTTTTGAACAAAAACAATAATTTGAAAAAAACGATAGAACGTCAAAACGACGTATTTAATGCGATTAACAATTTCATAATTTTAAAATGCGGCATTAATGGGGAAGCGAGTTTAAAATTTTTCACATGGTTTACAACTTACATAAACGATCATACAAATTTCGGACCCTCCAAAAATGAGTCTGAATTGATAAGTACATCATTTGAAAATGATCAATTTGAAGAATGCAAGAGTCAACCAATTTGCTTTAAATGGGACGAAGAGACGAATTCTAAAGTAGAATGTACCGTTGATTATAAAGAATTATTTTCTTTATTCAAAGATTTTCACCAAAGATTATTTAGTAAAAGAATCAAATTGTCAGTAAAAACGTTCAAACCGCCAAACACTCCAAACTTATTAAACATCATAGAAGACATATTAAATAAAACCCTATATTTGCATATTTCTTGTATTTTTGGTCCAAATTCAGACTTTATTGAGATTTTACAAGATAGTTCTCGTTTAGAGGAATTGAACGAAGAAAACCCTGAAAACCCCTCAAATTATTGTGGATCCAAAAACAGCGGAGGGGGAAACAAAGATAATCATGGACTTGTAATAATTGGAATTGAAGGAGACCATGTAATAATAAAAAACTCTTGGGGATACGAATGGGGTGATTTCGGAAAATTTAAAATACGCAAAGATGCATTGTTTAATAACCTATGTATTGAGTATGTAACCGTAATTGATATGGAATCTCAAACTTTACAAAATAACGGAGGGAAAAAAAGTAGACACCGGAAAAAAAATGCAAAACATCGCAGAACCAAAAAATATAAACGAACAAAACCCCCAAAAAAGAATAATAAATCAACATCCCGACTCGTAAAGGCGCGCACGGGATCACATCGATAATAATACAACTAGACATTTCAAAAACAACATAGAATCTACTTGACTTGTAAATATAAAGAATGGAAGAACATGAAAATATTACTATTCAACACCCAATATATTGCGCAAAATGTTATCGGTCGTTTTGTCTGCCTTTAGACGAATTTGATGAAGATTCCGATGATTTGCCGAGCGAACTAGAATCCCAATCAGACGAAGAAGAGGAGGACGACTCCGTTTCTCCCATTTTCCGAGAGGATCCAGAAGACGTTGAAGAACAGATTTTAGACGAAATCGCGAACCATGTACAGACCAATCCTCTCGCAATATGGCGCGCATCATACGAGAAAGACCTAGTAAAAGAAATATCCACGTTCCTATTCGACGAATGGTCAGAGGACGATTTATGCGAAGACTACGATTTACCAGAAATCCAAGAGTGGGTCAAACGCATGGCAACCTATTATTTTGCGACCGAATCAGAGATGCCGCCGAGACAAGGAGGAGTGCCCCTACTACCAACGCCTCTACGACGCGCGGAAATTGCAAAAAAACTCCGTATCCTAGCAAATAATCCTACCCCGCCTCAACGAACACAAGAATGGTACGAAACGCGATACGGTCTTCTTACGGCAAGTAATGTCTGGAAATCGCTCGGAACAGAAGCACAGAAAAACCAACTGATTGTGGAGAAATGCATTCCCTTCGAAAAGTTCAAAGAAGATTGCGCGAGACACGGGAATTTGTCTGCGGACAACCCGATGGCATGGGGGCAGAAATACGAAGCAGTCACTGCGCTCATATACGAATCCAAGAATAAGACCAAGTTGGGAGAATATGGTTGTATTGTGCATCCCGAGTGGAAGTTCTTAGGTGCAAGTCCAGATGGTATTAATATCGACCCGGACTCGTCGGTATATGGAAGAATGGTGGAAATCAAAAACATCGTGAACCGCAACATCGACGGCATTCCTCTCGATGCGTATTGGGTGCAGATGCAGATTCAAATGGAAGTGGCAGATTTCGAGGAGTGTGATTTCGTCGAGACGCGCATCAAAGAATATGCGTCGAGAGAGAATTTCCTAGAATCGGCAAACCCATGGAAAGGGTTGGTCGTTACTTTTGTGCCGAGAATCACGATCGAGTCTACGATTAAGAAGCAGGGGTCGGATAAAAAACCGTTCTATGAGTATTTTTTGCTGGATTCTTCTGCCGACTCTAATCCAGATTCGGCAGTCGACTTATGGATACAGTCCAAGAAAGACGCAAATCCGGATTATGTGTTATCGACGACGGTCTATTGGGGACTCGACCAGTACTCGTGTGTTCTGGTGAAACGTAATCGTGGGTGGTTTAATGCTGCCATTCCATATATTGAGAGGATTTGGCGGACGGTCGAAAACGAGCGGGTTACAGGATGCGAACATCGTGCGCCGAAAAAACGCGAACCGAAATTGTCTCTCGGGGTGACGGTGAATAAAATAGAGGAGACGGATAACAATTATGTTTGACGCGCCTTTCAGTGAAGTTGATTTGGAATAAATATAATAAACGATTGACGGGTTGAGTATATATGAATTTAGAATGCATATATACAACTTAATATCGTCCGTGATTATTACAGTTGGTCTTCCTCTCGGATTTTATATGGTGTTTGCGACGTTAAATCCGATCGACCACCTAAAGCAAGCATCTTCTGAAATCGGCGAAGAGTTTATTCGCGGTATGCAAAGAGGCGTAAACGAAACATTGTTAAACGACCTTGTAAATAAATTGACGGGTACTATCGTCAAAGGGTTAAATATTAACCAAAAAACTTCGGTGAATATACCGTTTATTGGTCAAGGTCCTATACCGTCTACTCTTAGACATTAACGTCTGGTCGTTAAACAACAACATAATCTAAAATTTCAAATGCTGCTGCATCAACCGGTGCTTGTCTTACATTTGACGCTACCAGTTTTTGTGTAGCAAAATTATTCATCAAATCATAAATATATGAATTTCCGGTTTTCGTTACTTGCGTTGCATTTTTAAACCGAACCGTATCGGATGAAACTGTTTCTGTATGTTTCAACATAAGAGTTCCACTTTTGTCGTAAAGTGATTTCACACCAGTGAGTTTGTAATAGCGGAAATTCTCAATAACTGCAAAATTTATCATTACAAATACGTACCAATGACTATTTATATACAAAAAACACGAAACATATTGTTCATCGATCTGTATACTAAATTCTGCCGGGGTTCCATTATGGTGTAATACAAATTTCGGTGCTCGGATAGTACTAATGTCTTTCATGATGGCATTTTTAGGTGTGATATAATAAATAATATTTTGTTTGCCATTTTGACCGATACATGTTTTCCAAATATCGTTGGATGTATAATGTTTTAGTTGGTTATCAAGAAGGTTGCAAGAATCTGGCAGTTTACTTTTCGGAGTTTTGTTATTTCCGCCTCTCCGTCTTCGTTTTGACCTGGTTTTGGTCATTTATATATTATTCATATTTTGCATCATCAACTATGAATAATAAAAGGTAAAAACAAAAAGGTATAAACCGATCCTCTCAATAAATACAACACGCGATTGTATTTATTGTATTTTTATCACACACAAAAGAATAGAAAATGTCCGAACTATCTCTAAATCCCCCATCCGAATCATCATCAAACCCATTCGGTCAAGACGAAATGTATGTGACCAAACGCAACGGAAAAACCGAAATCATATCCTTCGACAAGATTCTCCGCAGATTACGCCGTCTAGGAACCGAAGCAAACTTGAAAATCAACTACACCACCCTCGCGATGAAAGTCATCGACCAACTCTACGACAAAATCCCCTCCACCAAAATCGACGAATTATCTGCTGACCAATGCGCCTCCTTAGCATCGACTCATCCCGACTACAATACACTTGCCGGTCGTATTGTCGTTTCCAACCATCATCGCAGCACCAACGCATCCTTTAGCAAAGTCATGCGTCAACTCTACGATTTCAAGGACGGGCACGGAATAAACTGTCCCATGATCAGCAAGGAACTCTATCAACTCGTATGTGCGAAATCGAAGGAATTAGATGCGATTTGCAAATACGAACGCGATTATTTGATTGACTATTTCGGGTTCAAGACGCTCGAGAGGTCGTATCTGATGAAGGTGAATCGTGTGACGGTGGAGAGACCGCAACATATGTGGTTGCGAGTCAGTCTCGGCATCCACGGCGACAATCTCGACGCTGCCCGGGAAACCTACGAGGCAATGTCGCAGAAATACTTCACTCACGCTACGCCTACACTGTTCAATGCCGGTACCCCACGCCCCCAATTGTCTTCTTGTTTCTTGTTATCGATGGAATCCGACAGCATCGACGGTATTTACAATACTCTCAAGGATTGTGCGAATATCAGTAAATGGGCAGGCGGAATCGGTCTGCATATTCATAACATTCGTGCTCAAGGAAGTCATATTCGCGGAACGAACGGGTCGAGCAATGGAATTGTGCCGATGTTGCGCGTGTTCAACAATACCGCAAAATATGTCGACCAGTGTGTTACGGGAGACACCCTCGTTTTGACCGAGAAGGGGTACAAACCTATTTGCGAAATTCGGGTGGGCGATTCGGTAATTACGCGGTCCATCTCAGAACCCGCGGATTTTTCGAAATCGGAGTTTTACCAGAAGAATGACACGAGAGGACTCGAAACAGAGGATTCCATGCATGTTTCCCGCGCTCATTATACACCTGAAAAAGGGAAAGTCGCGAATGTGTTGGTCCATAAAGGATGCGAAACCGATATATTGATAATTGGCAGTATCCCAGCAGTATCCAATAATGAAGTTCAAGAGGAAACGCTGCAAATCACTCCCGGACATCCAGTTTATGCGCTTCGCAAAGAGAATATAGGGGATCCTAAATCTACGGGCGAATGGATCGAAGCAGGAGATTTACAGATCGGCGACCGTCTTCTGTTTGGGGTTAGACCTGAATCGGCACCGAGAAAAATCACAACGATTGACAGAAACACTTCGAAAGAACACCTCTATGACCTGGAGATCGACACGACCGACGGGTCTTCGCCGAATTATTTGACTCGGACAGCACTTCTCCATAATGGCGGCGGAAAACGTAACGGGTCTTTCGCGATCTACTTGGAACCCTGGCACGCGGACGTAGAAATGTTTTTGCAGATGCGTAAGAACCACGGCGACGAGGAATTGAAAGCGCGTGATTTGTTTTATGCATTGTGGATTCCCGACCTTTTTATGCAGCGGGTCAAAGAAGGCGGCAAATGGACGCTCATGTGTCCCGACGAATGTCCCGGTTTAGCAGATTGCTACGGGGATGCGTTCGTCGAGTTATATACAAAATACGAGAGCGAAGGACGCGGCAAAAAAACGATGATTGCGCGCGACCTCTGGTTCCAAGTCCTCGACGCACAAATGGAAACGGGCACGCCGTATATTCTTTATAAGGACGCATGCAACCTGAAATCGAACCAGAAGAATTTAGGGACAATCAAATCCAGCAATTTATGTGTTGCGCCGGAAACCCTCGTTCTAACGGACAAAGGACATTTGCCCATTAAATCGCTGGAAGGTCGAAATGTAAATGTTTGGAATGGAGAGGAATGGAGTGATGTGTTGGTGCGGAAAACGGGCACTGACCAGGAATTAGTCGAAGTTCGAACAAGTGACGGAGGCAGTCTGCATTGTACAAAATACCATAAGTTTTACATTATCTGCAAAGAAGGACAATTGGAAATGCGAGAGGCGCAGCAATTAAATGTTGGAAATCAACTTTATAAAGTCGACGAGGGGTTGTTCAGGGATATCATTACTGTATTGGATGTAGTTGACTCTGGACGTCGCGATGATACCTACTGTTTCACCGAACCGAAACGTCACATGGGCGTTTTCAATGGAATTTTGACGGGGCAATGTACCGAAATTGTAGAGTACTCCTCGCCAGACGAGACCGCGGTCTGCAACTTGGCGTCCATCGGTCTCCCCATGTTTGTCAACACCGAAACCAAAACATACGACCTCGACCATCTTCATAGTATCGTGAAGATTGCGACACGAAACTTGAACAAGGTAATCGACATCAATTTCTATCCTACCGAAAAGACGAAGAAAAGCAATATGCGCCATCGCCCGATAGGACTCGGGGTCCAAGGGTTAGCAGACGTATTTATCCAGATGGGGTACCCTTTCTATAGCGACGAGGCGAAAACCCTAAATCGTGCCATATTCGAGACCATTTATCACGCGGCAGTAGAACAGAGTATTGAATTGGCGAAAACGGAGGGGGCATATGATACGTTTCAAGGGTCCCCTGCGTCTCGCGGAGAACTGCAATTCGATATGTGGAATGTGATTCCGAGTGCGAGATATGATTGGACCCGCGTGAGGACCGATTTACAGCAATACGGGATGCGGAATTCGTTGTTGGTGGCGCCGATGCCCACTGCCTCCACCTCTCAGATTCTAGGATTCAACGAGTGTATCGAACCGATAACCAGCAATATTTATAGTCGGCGAACATTGGCGGGCGAGTTCATCATGGCAAACAAATATTTGATGGCAGATTTGATTAAACTGGACCTCTGGAATGAGAAAATCAAGAACAATATCATTGCGAATAATGGTAGTGTTCAACACATTGAGGTGATTCCGCAGGAAATCCGGGATAAATACAAGACGGTGTGGGAGATTTCGATGCGCGATTTGATCGATATGGCAGCGGATAGAGGTGCCTTTATTTGCCAGAGTCAGAGTCTGAATTTGTGGTTGGAAGACCCGAACTACAATTCGCTGACGTCGATGCATTTCTACAGTTGGAAGAAGGGATTGAAGACGGGAATATATTATTTGCGGCGTCGGGCAAAGCACCAGGCACAACAGTTTACGATCGAACCGGAGAACCGGACAACCGGACAGGCAGAAGAAGAGCATGATATTTGCGAGTATTGCTCAGCATAGCAATTCCGCTTGCGGTCGGAGGATTCAAAGTTAAGTGGGCGCGTCGCGCCCATAACCTTGGTCGGTTTTATTTAATGTCTAGTCGTATTTTTTGTTGCCCTTCAATAACTGCCTGAAGGGCAGTTATCTTATAGCAACGGAAAACACTACTAGTCATATACGTTAGTCGTATGGGTTTTTGCCCATACGACTAGACGTTAATTCGTTTCGGTTGTCAAATTATCAGGTTCAATCGAATAAGTAATCGACTCGTTTTCTGTCGTTGTAACGGGCAGTGGTAAAGCATTGGGTTCTTGCTCTACAACAGTTTCCGTAACAGGTTCTACAACAGTTTCAGTAACTGTGTCTATGGTGGGGATATGTCGCTTCCAAACTTCATAGAAATTCATATAACAAGGAGTATCCGGTCCCCACCCCCCAGACTCCACATAATCCACATAAAACCCCTTGCTTATAAGAACCGAATCCACATACTCTTTTTGCGCTATATCTAAATAGTCATTTTCAACAATTATCAAATTTATATTGCCTAACACCTCCGGCATATCCTGCAAAATATAATAAAACGCACCTTCGCAATCCAATACAAGCGTGTCAAAAACAATATTATATTTTGCCACTAAATCTTGGAAACTAATGGTATTCACCGGTTGATATCCATCCAACACCACCTCACTCTCGATGGTCGCCCACCCTTTCTGTATCAATTTGCGTTTAGAGAGGGCACTATTCTCCACATGAAACTGCATATTATTCATATCCCGGTTTTCGATTAATTGCCCGGCAGAAACGGGGTCGCATTCCAATACAACCAAATCCGTGTTGTTTTGCTGTTTCAAAATACTCGCAATCACCAACGAATTTCGCCCGATATTTCCACCGAGTTCCAATACTTTTTCGGTGCCTTTCAAATACCTCACTACCATCCTCTGTTCATTCAACTCGCCCATCATGGACCCGTAATTAATATTCAATTGCTGGTGAATCGTTAACAGTGCATAGTCGACATTCAAATTCGCATCTTGGGATGGCGTCACTACGTTCGTGATTGTGTCGATAAAAATCGTATTGGTTAAATCGTATTCTATCGGCGTTCCTTGGTCGTCTGTGATAAAAACCGATTTGACGACATTGGGAACCGGGTCGCTAAAGTAAATCGCGCGGACATGGTCCAGAGCAGGAATAACAATATTGTTGCCGTATTTCAATTTATCGTAGCAAATGGATGTGACGTCAATGTTGTTGCCGAGTAATCCATAAGTAATGGAACGTGTCTTCTGTCGAATATTCATTCTATACGGATGGATTGGATTATATTCTCACGATTTTCTCTCCGTCAAATCGCAAACTCGGATCAAACCCGGGAGGCAATGGATAGTAATCATGTTGCGAATTGCGGGTGTCCCGCTCGAATTTGTACAATTTCAGTCCAAGATGGGTTGTCATGAGAAGAACGTTATCTAAATTCCGTTCCTGGTCGTCTATGAATACAACATTGTCGTATTTCGATAAATCAAACACCCTGTTAATGTACTGCCCTTTCGGTTCGTAACCGCAAAAATGTACTGGATATTTCTCCGGATCGATATCCAGACTTATCAAATTGGAATACGTAAAGTCTTTTCCGCTGGAAGTTCTGGCAGTAACGAATGCGAACCCGTGGGATTTCTCGAGCATATTAAAAAATCCGTCTCGGTCGGTATGTTCGATTGGGATGAGTTGAAATACTTTATCTACGAATTTGATCATTTTGTTATTTGCCTTTTCTTGCGTAGGATACTTGGCATAAAAAAACGAATTCATTAATGAAATCCATGCATTATTTATTGCCGGGTGATGGAGGAGAGTATCATCAATGTCGCATAGAACAAGGGTGTTTGGTTTAATATCAATTTCGCTAAATTTACAAATGGTTTTCCAGAAAGATAGTTCTGTATCTGCGAATACGGGTGGTTCTATATATCCAGTCATGTACTATGGATTGATATATAGGGGGTTATCTTTTTGTGTTTTATGTTGTGGAATGTTTATTTTTCGGTCGTGTGAATGTTCACCAATTCTAAAAATGTATCCTCGGACAATTCTTTCGCGCCACGTATCTTGAGAAAACACCGCAAACACACCAACACATCCACAATCGAATTGTGCATATCTTTTGGGAGAGGCGTGTCAAACAACTTTCCGTACAATTCGTCTAAACGCGGGAACTTCTTGCGTTGATTGGTTGCCGGGGATTTAGGCAAATTGCTAGGGTCCGACTCCGACTCATTCAGTTCGATTACAATATCCTTCAGTTCGATTGCCGCAGAATCCTTGATTTTCGGAACCCAATCGATCCCGCAAAACTGAATGGTATTCATCATTGTACAGAACGTGTCAATATGACATGCCGCATTGTACTTGACAGTAAACACCCCACACATCACATTGACGCGTTCCTTCGTAACATGTTTCTCCAACTCTTTCCGGTTCCGCCACATTTCTTTCCGAACCATCTCGCCATCAAACCGCAAATTATGAGCGACGATACAGTCGCATCTCATGTAAGACGCAAAGAATTTCACTAAAAGTGGCGCAATCGGTTTGCCTTTCTCTTTCGTCATCTCGCGCGTGATTCCATTTACTTTGGTGGATTCTGGACTAATCGGCGCATCGTCAGGTATCTGCACATATTCATCCACGGTTTCCTCTATTGTGTTCGTCGCTACATTGTAGACAATCCAACTGAATTGCATGATGTGCGGGTATTCTTCGATCGGAGGGAACGGCGTCCCGAATTTGTGTTTTGGCATGAGTCCAGAAGTTTCCGTATCAAATACCATCACACGACGATGGTATTTGGGGATAGAGAGATCTTTCTGTGGTTTCTGGGTCGTCATTTATGCTAAATAGAGTAATCTTGATGTGTTCTTTATGTTTCTTTTCGTAAACTTTAGGAGAATTGTGTTCAATTTTCCTTTTTTTGCGTAGGCAACATGTCGCCATCAAACCGCATAAATACTATACTTTTATTTTTGTATCCAATAGTATTGCCGAATTTCTGATATGAATCCATCCAAACAAGTCACATTCGTATCTGCCTATTATACTCTCGAATCGACGCCTTATTTCAATTCGCATCCAGAAGAATGGGACCCCGCACCCATCTTCGAACTTGCCCGATCGGGAATCCAACTCTGCCTCTACATCGGTCCAAACTGCGCATTTGAATCCGTTTTCGAGGATTTAGAGAATGAGTGCCCGAATTTTCGACTGATGCCCTACCGCCTCTACTACAAAGATATGTGGGTTTACAACGAACTATACAATTACCCGGACCCGTCGTCGCAACTACTTGTGCGCAAAAAGAATGCCGGAGAAGATCCGATCGCGGTCTTACCAAATAATCGTAACATGGAGAAAGATACACTCGAGTACATGGTATACATGCATAGTCGCCATGAAATCATCGAAGACGCCATTTCCGACAATCCGTGGGACTCGACGCATTTTGCCTGGATCGATTTCAACGCGCCGAGATTATTTAGCAAAAAACAGGAATCGTTTGATCGAATGCAAGAAATCGCTAAATATCCGTTTCCTCTCGACACATCGTATTTTGCCGGATGTTGGTCGAAACTCGACGACGCTGCTGCTTCCCGAATTGCCGACTCCATCCACTGGCGGTTCTGCGGAGCATTCTTCCTAGGCGACATCAAATCCTTCATCCAATTTGCCGAACTGTATCGTTCTCATTTCCCTAGGTTTTTGAAAGAAACCGGGGTTTTTTGCTGGGAAGTCAACTTTTGGGCATGGTTGGAACATCGAGTTGCGGAATGGCAACCGACGTGGTATCGCGGGGACCACAACGACAATATGCTAAATGTATTTAGCGGCGTGTCGGCAGATACTTATGCGACGCCTTTGCAAACCGCAACTGATTGTTTGAAAAAGGAGTATGCATATCCGAACATTGAGACGTTTTATCCGGGATCTGCCTCCTATCTGGAACATTTAGGAAAACACTATTTGAATACTCGGTTCGTGAATTACTGGATGTACCCGAATGGGTATTATCGGTTCCAAAATCAGGATTTGGTCATCGAGAACCGGAACTACCTGTCTGAACTCGATCCAACCAATTTGGAACCTCTCGACTTTAGGGAAATGTGCGAGAGGACGATTTACGGAAAGGACGGTGAACCTCTCGTTCCTCCTAAAAGAGACAAACGGTCATTCTCGGTAGGTTTAGAGGATATTCGATTGTTTCATGGATCCAACGGAAGAGTGAGGTTTATTGCAACCAATGTGGAGTATTCCCCGGTCGCAAAGAATCGGATGATTTTAGGAACATACGACTTGGATACTTGCACGTATCGGGATTGTCAGATGGTGGTTCCTCCGGATCCGAATTCTTGGTGCGAGAAGAATTGGATTCCGGTTTTATTTAGGGATACTGAAAATGGTGGTGAAGAGGAGAGGTTCATCTACAAATGGTCGCCGATGGAGATTGGGAGGGTGGATCCCGACACGAATCAGTTGCAGATTGTTTTGCGACACGAAGTGCGACCTTGGATATTTAGCAGATTGAGAGGATCGACGCCGTTTGTGGATTGTCCTCTCGATGCTCTTCCAAAAGAACTTGGTTCGAAGGAATTGTTGAGAGGCGACGAGTATTTAGTGGGTTTAGCACATTTCAGCGAAGAACATTCGCCGAGACATTATTATCATTTGCTGATTTTATTGGAAAAATCGTCATTAAAACCTGTCCGGTATTCGAGGGTATTTTATTTCGAAAAGTTGTCCATCGAGTTCTGTGTGGGTATGACGACGAGAATGGTCGATGGATTGTGGCAGTATGTGTTCTGGGTGTCGCGGTTTGACCGGGATCCGATTTGTATCGAGGTGGGAGTGGATGGATTGCGGTTGGAGAATGTGGTATGATTCAGAGTTTATTTATGTTATTAACTACATAAATAAACTTATTCAGATGAATAGAAGTCGTTTACATTATCTTTTTGACGCCTTTGTTTCGAAGAGTTTTCACATTTACTTTTTTACTACGTCGATTGGTATGGTATGAATAATTTCCTCCTTTCTTAGCATCAACGTTACCTGACGAGTTATCTGGGTTTCTGTCAGAAATAACATTGCAAGTATTTATTGGTGAAAATAATTTGGAAAACATATCTGTAAATTGAAGCGTACCAATCGGTGTTGCGGCATTCGAATTTTCCAAGATGGTTATAATTCGTTGTAATACTAGTAATACTGCACCTGTGGTCACAATCTCTGTTTTGAATTTTTCAATTAATCTTTCTATTTCATTCATCGTTGAACTATCAAATGTCGTTTGTCTATTCATGTTTACGATTAACGCATCCAATTCTGTTGATATAGCAGTTTTTATTTTCGATTGATTAAAATTCGATTCATCAATTAATGAATTACTCAAAGTTTGTCTCAAACTTTCTAACGGGGTTACGTTATTAATATATGGAACTGGAGGCGGATCGACGATGGTTGTCGATATATTAAAAACACAAAAAATACAAAATAATGGAGTTTGAGTAGAATTCAGACGCTCGGATATTCTTTTAACTAGACCCGTAATTTCTGCTTTTTTGGTTACCAAACTATCAGATTGTTCAGTGTATTGGTTTGTTCCGAAACAATCTCTAAATGTTGGATTGCATTGAGATTCGGCACATTGTCCAATAAATGGAGGATACGAGAGTAATTTCGATTTGGTTTTTTCCTTACTTTCCATGATTACATCACGTATATATTGCCTGAAATGTGCCAAACTGGAATTTATATACTTTCCTTCGTTTAACCTATCATTACATGAAGCAGACATCGCAACATCTCTTGTACTGCTACCCCGTGACGATGACGATGTTTTATCCGGAGGCGGAGGATTAAGTTCATTTATAACCATCTGTTTAATGAGAGATTTTAGTTGATCAGGTTTAACAGACATATTAGCAGGGAATGACGGGGTATTTTTGTCTAACTTTTTGAAAAAAGCAATTATTTGATTTAATCGTTGTCCTTTATCTTTACTAGTTAAACCAAATATATTATTTGCTTGGTTTACCTCAATATAGGCACACAAGTAATCGAGTTTTTTTACAAACTCGTATCTGGTAACAATATCATATGTTTCTTCCGCGGAAAATTTAAATTTTGGGTCTGAATTGTAAGTGTCTACCTGATTTGCAATAGTTCGCTTATTTCCGTCTGACATTCTCTTATTAATAGTATTTCTAATGGTTTGATCGTATTTGACATTTCTCCATTCCCGTATCAAAGGGTCAGCAATTTGTAGGTTAGTCTTAATCTTGGTAACATCAGTCTTATTCAACTCGACAGGTTGAGTACCGTATACTTTTTTAGTACCATCATAATTATAAGGTTGATAAGTTTTCGTAAACGGGGTATCCAGTCGATCTATAGTAATTGGAGTGTCCCAGTTTGTACTTACCGCAGCATAACAATCATTTACTATATCAATTAATTCAGTAAAATCAGTTATTTTAATTTGAGATGTTAATACTCTATTGCAAAAATCACAATTAGTAGGGGGGGAAAGTATGTTAGTAGGATTTGCAATAACTTCGGATAGAACACTTTGCATAACCTTGTCATCAATCTTTGTTTGTAATGGTTGGAGAACACTACGGAATGTATCCTTAACTTGACCAATTTCAAAATCTTTATATGATCCTTTTCCTTTAGATAGTATATCTGATTTAACTTGAAATCGATTAAGAACGTCGTCATCATTGCAATTAAATTCATTTTCAACACCAGCAAAGTCGCAAATAACAAGTGTTGCTTGTTTCCCAGTATTAGTCATATCCGTGTTATATTTTAACGTTATAACGACATGACTTCTCGAACTGACTGGGTTATTTGGAGTTGGGTATGTTTTACGTTCGTTATCCATAAAATCCATAATGCGAGTTTCCATGTCTATAGTTGAATCCGACCATTTTCGTGTTGATCTGTCATATTCAAACCCGAACTGTCTGGTTCCTCCAAGTTGTTTATCATTATAAAATTCATCAATAAGAATATTACAAAAATGAAAATTGTATTTTTCGGCAAGTTGATTCGACGCCAACATCAATATACCCGGAACTGGTGGTTTGTTAGGAGCTTGAAGTTTTATTAAAATACTTGTTTTTCCTGCTCCACTTGCACCGTATCCAATTATACATACGGGTCTTCCAGTTATCAAGGGTTGCATAATACGTTCGTCAAATACGGGACTTTCCAGTATTTGTTTATTAGAATCGTATTTTTCGTCGTTAAAAACTCCGGTAAACGGACCAAATAAAAAATTATTGTTATATCCTGAAGTACTAGTACTTGAAAGTTGCTTACTAGTATCGTTATACTTTACTTCTAACATGGTTGTTTCTGCAACATTTTCTCCGACTTGATAGCGTTTGTTATAATTTCCATTATCTTTACGGACTTTTACGAATGTCACTACCGAATTCATTTTATTGTGATATTTATACAATTTCTCGGATATTTTATCAATAAAATACCCCATTCTTGAAACGGTTGAAGTCGTTCCTGATTTTACACGATTATTATTCGTCCAAAACAACATTATCAAGCATATACGTTCCGCCAAATATTTAATGGCATTCAATGTATCAAGTTGATTTTGAGTACTTTTTACAATTTCGAGTAGAATATAACTAATCTGATCGATTCGAATCCGTTCATATTTTTTTAAAATGAAATCGTATTCAGGTTGCATATTTTTACTTCCGGCATTAACTGCTTGTTCGAATATACTATTTGTGGGAAGATATACATGATATAATAATAGTTTTCTTAGATATTGAATGTATTTGACTTCAACTGGGGATTCCCAACCAGATGTTTTGTTCTCTGTTACCTTTTTAATTAATATTGTGAAATCATATTCTTCGGTCGCGAGGACGAGCATCACGATTGGTATTCTTAAAAATTCCTTACACATATGAAACAACATCGACGCAGTAAATTTATGTTCATTCCCATTTATGTTATCTTGAAATTTTGGAATGAATGGTTTAATAGTTTCATCATTATTAAATGTATCACTCTTGTTTAATTTGCGAGTTGACCCAAGACTATGTAATCGATCATTAAGAATTGCATCAACCGTATATTTTTCGCATAATTGCATTACTTCGTAAGTCGAGTTTAGCGATTTATTTAATTCATTTGCCGTAGTGATGCGTTTAAACACCACATCACCAATCTCCGGTAATTTACCATTATCTTGAAACGTTTTAATATACTCTGTACTGCTCATGTCTTCTAGTTTTTTCATAAACACTGTGTCTTCTGTCAATGCAGATTGAATTTTGTTAGTTTTTACAACATTATTAAACTTTGTCATATCTAATTGCGCACCACTTTTTAATGACTCTGCGATCTCTAAATCGGTTAGTAATAATTCTTCTGCTGCTTCTACATTTTTGGTTGTTTTTTCCAATTGAGCATCGGCAGTAACCATATTAGTGTTGGTTGTACTTGCGGTTATATCCGCGAAATTTGATGTAAGTTTATCGTTTTTAATATTTCCTGGAGTACCTTGGATTGCGTCAACAACATTTGTAGTAGTTGTGGTTTTACCAGGTTGAATGGTTTTGGTATTGCGTTCTATCGCAGTGCGCTGAGGACCAGTGCCTGGTCTATTCATAACGCCAGTGCCAGGTCTAACGCCAGTTCCAGGTCTAGGTGTAGTGGGCAAAGTAACAGTTAATTGCTGTGTGTCTTTTGATTCGTTTGTTTCTCCATCGTGAATAACAATCTGTGGTTTAGTACCGGGGACATACTCCAGTTTAGAACTTTTGACAATCATTTGACATGTAATTGTAAACGAATCACCATCTACTAAATTTGATGGAATATTTAAACTCATTAATTTGCTATAATAATTTGTATATAGATTATATTTATGTTAATTGTTTAATCTCTACTCTCAGAAGCACAAAATGTTTTGTTGTCCTTCGATAACCTTTCGGGACAGTTATCTTATAGTAAACTACGATGTAGCATATACGCGTCTCTATGGACAATCCCCAATATGACCAGATGTTAACGTCTAATATCCTCCGTTTGTAAACGTGTGCTTCGCGAAGTGAGACTGTCGTATATGATAGAACGTAGTAATTACTAGACGTTAACCATTCATGTGCATTTTCGACTTTTACTTTCTTTTTGTGTTTTTAGGTTTTTACGTGTTTTTTTATAATTTCCACCACGACGTGATGCGGTTTTATTATCAATAGAAACTTCTTTAATTAAGCACCTTACTCCACCATCAACTATTTTGTATATATTTTTTTTAATGTCTTTTACACTAAACTTACCATTAGGTCCTTTGACAAAAACACCTTTAATTTCAATATCGATACGATTCCCTTCAACAATTTTTTTATCTTCACATGGTTCAATATCTACGGACTCAGGATTGTTTTCAAATTTGCTCATTCAAAATATAATATATTATGATATTCTACATTATATTTTCACATTTACACCTTTGAACCGTTCATAATTTGTGATTGCGCCTCCCTTCGGAACTTATCATAATTATACCAGAATAAGAATTATTGATATGCAAAAAATAGTGCATTTGGTAAAAAGACAACTATACAATACCGTCGGGTTCACAACCTCTCGTCAAGATACTTGACTTTGCAAAGTAACGGTTACCTGATGTCCAGTCGTATTTTGTGTTGCCGTAAGATAACTGCCCCGAGCAGTTGAGCAACAGAAAACACGAATAGTCATATACGCTAAGCAACATCACTTGCGTTATGAAAATGTCAACCTTTTGAGGGTCGAAGTTTCACTACGTAACGACTGTCAAGAGACATAAAATCGCGTAGACAATACATGGATATTTCATCGTTTGTTCTAGTCCAATCGTTTTGATACGATAATACTGGGACGTTAACTGTCCAAATATGTAAAAATATCAAACCATACGAATTTCGAGCAACATCATTTGATCTCGCTTAGCGTCTGGTCATATGGGGTTTTGCCCATACGACTAGACATTAGTGATCGTATCACGTATTTAGTTTCTCAAGTTGCGAATGAAAAGACGTTAACTTATAATTAATAATATATAGCAAAATAGAAATTATAACTGATGCCCAACTCATCTAAAAAAAACAAATCACCTAAAAAAAACAAATCATCTAAAAATGCATCCACGACGAATGCATCCACGACGAATGCATCCACAGAAGACAGTTTAGTAGAAAGGGATGATACACAATCGACTACCGTCGATCCGGAAAACGATATACCAACTTCGCCTAAACAAACCCAACCCGTCGTAACCGAACCGAAAGCGACTGATCGGAAAAAACCAAAAAAAACACCCAAAAATGACAAGAAGATTTCAACACCGGATAACCCTAAACCCACCCCGGAAAGGAAACCAAAAGTTGATAATTCTGATACTAAAAAAACCCCATCAAAAGTTCCCATTAAACTAGATCTTAGTTCACTTCTTAATGATGGTGAATTATCGTCGTTAATTCGTCCTTTACTGATTGACAACCCAGAAGGAATTAAACAAAAAATGTCTAGCGGAATTCAATTAGACTTCACAAATTTGTTACCAAAAAATTATATGGATATTACATCGTTATTCGATACCACACAAACAAATAAATCTTTGCCTTCAGATGGTTCGAAACCAACACAACCTCAATTAGACTTCACAAATTTGTTACAAAATAATGATATGGATATTACATCGTTATTCAATGCCACACAAACAAATAAACCTTTGTCTTCAGATGGTTCGAAACCAACACAACCTCAATTAGACTTCACAAATTTGTTACAAAATAATGATATGGATATTACATCGTTATTCGATACCACACAAACAAATAAACCTTTGTCTTCAGATGGTTCGAAACCAACACAATCTCAATTAGATTTAAATAATCTACTGTCTTTTAATGATATTAGTAGCTTGATTGACAACCGATCAAACCCATCAAGGTCGACTGCAAAGTTTAGGTCATCGTCTAGTACAAGACCCCCCCCATCAAGGTCGATTACAACTAGTACGCCATCGTCTAGTATAGGAACCCCCCCATCAAGTTCGACTGCAACTAGTACGCCATCTGCCGATTCAATATCAACGTCGGGTGTTTCAACATCAAGTGCGCCGACCTCACAAGAAACGATTGATTTTGGTAATTTGTTGCGTAATATTGGTTTAGATTTTTCGCCTTTAATCAATCCCAATTCGAGTGACTTGATGGTTGATAAACAATCCCAATTAAATGACCTATTAACCAAGATAAAAACTAGTTGGTCTAAAAAAACTCCTATTACAGAATACATAAACAATAACAGTAAACGTCTCCTTCGTACATACGACAATTTTATAAAAGAAATTATTGAACCAATGGGATTAAATTTGGGTTCGACTGACATGAATCTATTAAAAACAAAGTATAAGCAATCTCAATCTCAACGATTTAACTGGAGAGATTTTATTAAAGATATTGATGCGGTTGGTAGTCAGGATACAAATTTAGAGCATTCTTCTACTGAAAATAACCAAGACCAAGACCAAGACCAAAACCAAAACCAAAACCAAAACCTAGACCAATCTAGCATTTCTATGCTACACGATATAATAAATAAATGGTCTAATAATACTCCTATTACAAAATATATAACAGATAACGCTAGAAGACTTACTCTATACGAAAATTTTATAAAAGAAATTATTGAACCAATGAATTTGAATCCGGATGCATTGAGTTTATTAAAAAGAAAGTATAATAACTCTCAACGATTTAACTGGAGAGATTTTATTAAAGATATTGATGCTGTTAGTAGACAAGATGACGGATTTAGCCGTTATCCTACTGGAAATAACCGAGACCGAGACCAACCCCTAGACCGAGACCGAGACCGATACCAACCCCTAGACCGAGACCGAGACCGAGACCGAGACCGAGACCAACCCCTAGACCTAGACCTAGACCTAGACCTAGACCTAGACCTAGACCTAGACCTAGACCTAGACCGAGACCGAGACCGAGACCGAGACCGAGACCACCCCCTAGACCGAGACCAACCCCTAGACCGATACCAAAACCGAGACCGATACCAAAACCGAGACCGATACCAAAACCGATACCAAAACCGATACCAAAACCGAGACCGATACCAAAACCGAGACCGAGACCGAGACCTAGACCTAGACCGAGACCGAGACCGAGACCGAGACCAACCCCTAGACCGATACCAAAACCGAGACCGAGACCGAGACCTAGACCTAGACCACCCCCAATCTAGAATTTATGAATTGCTACCCTATATAATAAATAATTGGAATACCACTAATCACGATTCTAATCACGATTCTTCTATTGAAGAATATCTAGAAAACGAACGCGACAATCTTGATACATACGACAATTTTATAAACTCAATTATTAGACCAATGAATTTGGATCAGGATGATTTGGAATTATTAAGAACAAATTATGAAAACAATGAACAATTTGACTTGGATCGTTTTATTGATGATATTAATGATATTAGACGGGGCAGAAGATATCCTTCTAATAGAAATGCACATCCCCGAGACCGATCTAGAATTTATGAATTGATACCCAATATAATAAATAATTGGAATACCACTAATCCCAATTCTTCTATTGAAGAATATCTAGGAAGAGAACGCGGTCGTCTTGGTCGTGTTACATACGACAATTTTATAAACTCAACTATTAGACCAATGAATTTGGATCAGGATGATTTGGAATTATTAAGAACAAATTATGAAAACGATGGACGATTTGACTTGGATCGTTTTATTGATGATATTAATAATATTAGACGGGGCAGAAGATATCCTTCTAATAGAAACTTGTCCCCTCTCCGCAATCGACAACCAGATGTTATGTCGAATGGTAGTCTGCGTAGACAGGATGGATATAGTGGGTATAGAGATGGAGATAGTGGGTATAGAGATGGAGATAGTGGGTATAGAGATGGAGATAGTGGGTATAGAGATGGACCTCTGTATGCACCGAATGCCGATTATAGACGGGGTGGACCTCCGTATGTACCTCCGAATGTATCACCGTATGCCCAGGATGTAGTACAATATAATGATCCGAATGTCAATCCTGGTATGGGTGGACCTGGACAATATCAAACCCAAACTCCATGCCCCAACGTTATTGTGAATGTATATTCAAATGGATGTTCTGGGTCGAATGGTACGCCTGTAATCCAGTCGGCGGTCCATGGAACTGGAACTGGAATTGATGGAAATGGAACTGGATTTGGAAATGATGGAAATGGAAATGGAAATGGATTTGGAAATAGAAATGGATTTGGAAATAGAAATAGAAATGGAAATGGAAATGGAAATGGAAATGGAAATGGAACTGGAATTGATGGAAATGGAACTGGATTTGGAACTGTATTTGGAAATGATGGAACTGGAGGTATATTTGTACCTGTACACCCTGGACATGGAAATATAATTGATGAAAATGGACAACGACCTGGACAACATGGAACTGACACTAGAAATGTAAATAATGTAACTGAACAACAACCGTCTGGTACACAAAATTCACAACCCTCATCATCAACTTTAGCAATCGTTTCTGCTTTGACATCAGCATTAAATACAACGGGGTCTTCGATCTCGAATAATACACCATCACAACCAGCGGTTATTCCCCAGTCAAATGACGTACAAGCAGCGATTAATTCCTTGGCAATCGCGATTGCTGCATCCCAGAACAATGGATCGAATCCCATTCCTCCTGTGAATCCCCAAGATGCTGATGCGAATTCAGCAGGATTAGCAACAGCGATTGCTGCATCCCAGAACAATGGATCAAATCCTCCGGGTCCCCCAGTTGTGGATGCGAATTCAGTAGGATTAGCAACAGCGATTGCTGCATCTCAGAATAATGGATCAAATCCTCCGGGTCCGAGTCCGAGACCGGTTCCATCAGTTGTGGATGCGAATTCAGTAGGATTAGCAACCGCGATTGCGGCATCTCAGAATAATGGATCGAATCCTCCGAGTCCGAGACCGAGTCCATCAGTTGTGGATGCGAATTCAGTAGGATTAGCAACAGCGATTGCTGCATCCCAGAACAATGGATCAAATCCTCCGGGTCCGAGTCCGAGACCGGTTCCATCAGTTGCTGATGCGAACACAGTAGGATTAGCAACAGCGATTGCGGCATCTCAGAACAATGGAATTCCTACTGTGATTCCATCAGTAATTGATGGAAACTCTGCTGCTTTAGCAACCGCAATTGCTGCATCCCAGAACAATGGACCGAGTCCGAGTCCGAGTCCGAGTCCATCAGTAATTGATGCGAATTCAGTAGGATTAGCAACCGCAATTGCTGCATCTCAGAACAATGGAGTGAATCCTCCGGGTCCTCCGGGTCCCCCAGTTGCTGATGCGAATTCAGTAGGATTAGCAACGGCGATTGCGGCATCTCAGAACAATGGACCGAGTCCTGGTCCTGTGATTCCCCCAGTTGTGGATGCGAACTCTGCTTCTTTGGCAACAGCGATTGCTGCATCCCAGAACAATGGACCGAGTCCGAGTCCATCAGTAATTGATGCGAACTCTGCTGCTTTAGCAACCGCGATTGCTGCATCTTTCGATGATAAAATGTCCTTATACGAGATATTAGTTAAATTAACAAATGAGGAGGCAAAAGAATTTCTTGTAACTGATAGTGATAATCGATATGAAAATTATTATAAACAAAGAGACACATACAGGGCTAAAATAGAAAAAGGTATCATGGATGAATATGAATCTGATGAATTCATACAATTAGACAGTGAATTATATAAAAACCCAAATGCTAGTCCCATAGAACTTACCGATGGTTTTTTAAATAAAACAAATCACGCAAGAACTGACCCTGTATATGTATTCATGCTTGGTATGTTATTAGAAACATGGAATTTTGCAGACTCTCAATTGTTAATTAAATATACCGATCTCGATAATAAGTCGAAAATTAATACTTTCAAAGAATACATTTCTCAGTTATATTCAGTAATTGATAATTTAATTACCAAAATTATTACTCCAACAACCTCTGTACAAGATGTTATCAGTAATTTTGACTTTTAATATCTACTAGTAGGATCTCAAAATATTTGTTGGTTCAGTGAAGTGAAAGATGTGGCGAATTGAGTCAAACCTGTGTACATTCATGTATAATAGTAAAATTTGTGTCGCGAATTTTTCTACATATATATATTTTGGTTTATTAGTAAAAATTTTAATCTTTACTAATAAAAGTTAACTAGTTATATTTCGTAAATTTAAATAAACGTATATTATAAATAAATAACATACTAAACCTGAAATAATGGATGAACAAATTATTACCGGTCTTATGAACAAACTCAAGTGTGATAACGAAAACAAACAATTATATTTGAATTACTTTCGCAGTTTGTTAACACCGGGGGCATTTCAAAATTTCGTAAGCAAGATTAATGATACTGTAAAAAATTTACCACCCATTGAAAAAGATAAGAAAACAAAAAATATGACAAATATCACAACCTATTTTTCAAATTCTGCTGGACGAGAAGCAGAAGTTCAAAGATGTATACGCATAATAGATGAAGAGTGCGGATCTATCCCCACACCCCCAGATAATCCATGTTTGGTAAATAAAACAAGCGCATTAAACTGTATTTGTAATTTGCCCAAGACCGAAATACCGAAATACATAGAGTTCTTTACATACTGTTTGAATAACCTAGGTTCTAGACCGTCAAACACTTTAAAGGACCCAAATTTTAATTCTTTGAATAAAGAATTATGCAAAATTATAACTGATACTATTACGCCAAATACAAAAATAAACGATTATAATAGCATAATTGATAAACTAAAAGAATGTGCAAAACCACCCCCAACCCCACTACCAATCAACATCAAAGACGAAATTTGCAAGTTATCAACCAACGACATCAAACTTAAATATTTGCAATACATTCATAACTCCATCAACACCCCAAGTCCCAACCAGATCACCGGTCTAGATCCCAAAATCACCGAAGCGATTGATAAACTTTCCCCAAACGAAAAAACAACATTAAAGAACGAAATAATAACTGCCAGCAATTGCATTAGTACACCCCAAACTGTAAGTTGTCCATCTGATAAGAACAAAATACTCTCCCTTATCGAATTCATCAAACGAATACAACTCTCATCCGATACATTTTATGATCCTGAAACCATCAAAAATGATATAATTGTTTTAAAACTAAAAGACACCACTCAATTTAACAATTTGATCAAAGAGTTTGTTAAGTGTTATATTTGTCATGATAGTACCCCCGATACAGAAAAACTTAAATATTTGCAGTTTATTAACAATAATACCAATATAGTTGAATTAAACAACACAATTAAAGGTGAATTGACGAATTTGTCGGATCAGCCAAAACGAGATTTCACAACCCATATTACTAATTGTCTCGGTGAATCTTTTGATATAAAAACTATATGTACTTCGGCAGACGTCATTATATTAAATAGTATTGAATTTATCAAAAAAGTATGGACTCCCAATACTACAATCTATTACGAAACTGTAACTGGGTTGGATGAAAATTTAGTCGTCAATATAATTAAATACAGATTGAAAACCCCGGGTTCTACTGATGTCAGCAGCATAATCAATAGTATCATCGAATGCTGGGTTTGTAAACCCACTGACGCAAAAAAACTAGAATACATAAAAAAATTATCCGGTATTTCATCAACAAGTATAAGTACGACTGAAAATAGTATTTTAAGTGAACATAATAACACAACTACACTCATACCACAAATTATCGGTTGTCTTTCGAATATTACGAATGTTGATATATCATGTAATGCCCAATCCCACCCAGAACAAGTGACTAAACTGCTTAAGTTTTTAACCGATTTGAACACCGCAAATTTACCACCTACTGATGTACTCAACCTTCAAAAACCGAATATCATCAACGGTGATACGTTTCAAAAACTTCAAATCGGCAAATTAAAAGGGACTCTGTCAATTTCAAGTATCATAGAAAACGTCACTAGTAGATGTGTAAAACCTAATCCAACAGATCCATTGAACGTCATCATATGTCGTAAAACGAACATCATAAGACTCGGTTACATAAGATATATCGATTCATCCAACACAGATGGCATCATCACTAAGTATGGGTTGGACCGGGATATATGTACCCGAATTACAACTGAAATAACCACCGTCGAACAAAAATCCAAGTTGCGCCAAGATATCATCAACTGTGCTACCCTGCCAAATATTGATATTTGTCCAAATACAGATGTAGTAGTAAAATACATCAATTTTATCAATTATTTGGTAAATTTGCCACAAGGAAGTACCAATAATATATCACCCATATTTACTCAAGAAAACTTATTTGGATTGCAGGAAAATGACGAGCGAGTGGTTGATTTGGTTTTCAAAAAATTAAAAGATCCGGGAAATAGCACGCCATCGGTCGTTCCCAGACATAACGAAACTATCAAGGCAAATCTCCAGATCATCAATCTCAAGGATTATTTGAAGCATATGATTATTGATTGTTATATTTGCACCAAAAATCCGTATGAAATACTCGGATTCGTTGAATATGGTAGGGGTCATACTAACCAGA